GTCTTGAAATAGGTGTTAAAAAATTATTACAAAAGCTAGTTTTGTTTTTAATAGACAAAATCATTTTTATATATTAAAGCTGTTCTATTTTTTGCAATCGAATATCAATATCATTTAATTTATTTTCAATATTTCTGAGAATATTATATATTTTTTCATTATCAGCAGAATTATTGAAATTGAATTCTAATTGTCCTGGATTATCAGTTGTTGTTGGTTGTATATGAACTTGTGGTGGTGCTGGTGGTGGAATTCTGGTTTGAGAGTATACATCTGTTGGGTGTATTTTATTTGATAAAATATTTGTAGCTAATGCTTTAAATTCACTACTTTTGGGTTTTAAATGTTGTGAATGTCCGACAATATTTTTATCAAGCTTTAAAATCTCTCCATAGGTTTGACCTATGAAGCTTGTCAGCATATTATTAATATCTTCTTCCATTATTCAAGACCCTTTAAAAGTTCTTTAACTGTATCGTCATCTAGAATATCATCATTGGCATCTGATTTAACAGAAGATGTAGTTGTTTTAGTAACGGTTGTTGGTTCTGATAATACAGGATCTGGTTCTTGTGTGATTGGAGCAAGTGCAGAAGATGTAGTACCTTGGCACAGGAAATGTTCGTTCCACAATTCACGCAGTTCATCTGCTGTCTTAATTCCTACGATCTTTTTCAAATCATGAATTGAATCATATAATTCTCTTTGTTTAGATTCAGTCAAACCTAGGTCCTGTGGTGTTGTAAAACGTGATGAAACGTAAGATGGATATTCACCCTGCTTTTCAACTTTAATCTTTAAATTAACACCTTCTTTTGACAAATCAAAAATGCGGGGCCCAAATTCTGAAGCATCTTCACCATCAATTGCTTCATCAATAATCTTCGCCAATTGACGACCATAACGAATAATTTTTACTGAACCATTATTTGTTGGATTTGTGGGGTCATCAATAACATATGCATTGACCATCCACTTTTCTGACCTATTAATCTTCTCTGCTTTCTTTTTTTCGGCATCCGTACCTAAACGCAAAATACGATATCTCTCTTCTTGAATAGGATCGCGTTCGTTAAATGATTGAAGTGATACTGCCGACACAAATTGTCCTGTTGCGAATGATTGCCATCCATTTAGGAAATAATGAAAAAATGTATTTTCTGGTGATTTTGAATTTGGCAATAGACGCACTGTATAAGTCTTACCTACTTCTAGCTTCATAATATCTTTATAAGATGAACCACCTGTATCATCTTTTGCTAGTGCATTCTTAATTGATTGGAACATTGATGTTGTATACATATTTTATATTTTTAATGGGTTTCGTTTGTTATTTTTTTTAATCCTTCTTTAATTAATAATTTGCATTTTTTCGATGAAAAAAACCGATTTTTATATATTTGTATATTCTCGTGTATATTTTCACCAAACATAAATTTCAATAAATCTTGATCTTCATGTCTAATATAGTTTAGTGTATTTGGTATTTCTATCAAGACATAAGTGTGTAATTTTCTTTCTTTCCAATGTACTAAAAATGATTTTGTTTGTCCTGATATATGATCAGCATAAGAATTTAATGTTAAATTATTTTCAATTAAAAAAGTCTTTAAAAATTTTAAACTAGACACTATCTTGTTAAGAATGTCATCGGAATCAGGGTCATGATCAGACTCTTTTGAGATATACAATGTATATGCTTTGATAGCACGCTGTGATGTGTAATATTGCAAATCAAAAAAATCATTTTTGCCGTATAATTCATACGGTGCCTTAAAGAAATCAGTAATATTGATATTAGTAAATTTTGTCAAGAGTCGTGCAATACGCTTAACAAAAACAACAATATTTGGTTCTATGTCATCAAAATTTTTTCGTAATCGATACGGTTTATCTTTCGTCTGTCTAGATACTTTTAAATATTCATTGTATATAGACTGCTCAAAATTGTTTAACATTATTAGCTATAATAACCTTACCTTCTCTTGAATTCAAGAACTTACTGATATATTTGCTCTTAGAGAGAGAAGGATCAAAATCAATAAACAATTTGAATAATTCATAATCAGTATCTATAGATACTAATTTTTTTAAAATTTGTTTATATGTTGGTGTTTTTAGGAGAAGTAAAAAAATATTTGGTAAATTTAATTTTTTCCCAGAAAGTAAGCATATTAGTGAGCAGAAGCACAAAAAATTGTGTTCAATTTCTCTTCGTTCGATTGCAATATTTGTTACCATAATTGTTGTAAAGTTTTCGTGAATTCAATAAATTTTGTTGTTAGATTACCACCGGCTGTTCTCATAGTGCCCCCACCCTCTGTTAATTTTTCAGCAATTAAATGCAGCGGTGCATCTGATTCTTTACTTTGGTGCATATATACTGTCTTTTGTGTCATATTGACAATCATTACTATATCTACATCATAGACTGAAATAATATGTTCTGAAATTTCTGGAAAATGTGAATCTGCAAATGTAGCAACTACACTATAACGTTTTCCTTTAACTGGTATAATGCCTTTGAATATATCTAATTCAGATATTGTTTTAACAATTTTCTTTTTATGCAATTCAATATTATTTTTTTGTTGATTATCAAATCCCACAAACCCCCTATCAAAGGTTTGTGCAAATCTTTCTACGCGATTACCGTTATGTGCTGACCAATACAATGCATTCAATCCATATGAATCTGGTTCAATTTTACCTGCAACATAATTATCGATTAAACTAATTAATTTGATTTGATGTGGTGTTAATATTTTAACTAATTGATCTTTGAATAACCTGAATATAAGGCGCGTAGTAGAACTGGTTTCTGTTATAGCTGTTTTTGCATCTGTATATAAATGTTTTCTCTCAAAATGTGATTTATGTGTATCTATAATTACACAATCAGGGCGGTCAGCAATATCTAGGCTTTTCGAAAGATCTATAGATGTAATATAAATCTTGTTGTATTTTGTTGCAGATGAATCTAATAGCCATTGATGAAAATCATCTCTGAATTTTCTGGGAGTAGAATAATGGACTTCGAGATCTGTTTTCTTAAGCCATTTAAGCAAAAGGTAGCAACCCGCACCATCTAAACCATAATTTGTCCATACGACTTCTCTACTCATGAGTATGAGTATATATAGTCAATATGGAATATTTTGTCAACTATTTGATAATGACGCCAATAAATCTCGTGCAGATTCAGAAGACTCTACCATAGTTGCCAATTCTGCATCTTCTGTGAGTGTCAATGTCGAATAATCTATTTTAAATGCAGATGAACCAAAGTTAGGCCCAAAGCGATTTTTCATCATAGCTATGCGCATAATACCCTGTTCTGCATCTTCTTCTAATTGATAGACTGATGCAATAAAATCACCTGTTGTTGCCAATCCGTAACTTTCAGATAATGATTGCATAGTTGGTTCTGCAACATCGTATCCGGATCTATTCAATTGTGTTGCTGTAATAAATGGACAATTATATACGTATGATAATGCTCTAGTTTGTTCAGATAAATGTTTAACTTTTTCATATGAATTATTGCCATATGTAGTGTGCAATAAATTCAAATAATCTAAGACAACAGCATCAACAAATATGCCTTTATTTCTTAACGTTTTAATAAAAGATGATAACTGATTCGGTGTGATAGTAGATGGAGGAAATTCTTTAATTAAAATACGACCCCGCGGATTTCTTTCTTTAATTTCCTCTAACGCATTTTGTAATGTTATTGATTCTTCTCTTAATGTTCGTACAGGTATTTTAGTAGCAGAAGATGCAATACGTTTTGCATACATTATTTCCGACATCTCCAATGTAACTAATAAAACTGTCTTGCCTTGTTCTGCAATATTTTTTGCTATGTTGCCAAGAACAATACTCTTACCAACATTTGCCTGACCAGCAAATATATATAACGCTCTGCCATTTTGCATGAACCCACCATTTAACTTTTCATCAACCCACTCCCATTTTGAAGGAATAACCGGTTCATCAGAATTCAATTCTTTGATGAGTTTTTCAGGATTATGATAAAGATCTAATCCTATATCTGTTGTCAAATTGATGTTGCAAGTCTTTTCGAATTGATCCAATACCCATGATGTATCAGCTTTACCTTGTTGTAATTTATCTGCCACATCAAGCATGGTTTTATATACAGCTCGTTCTTTTAAGTACCGTTCTGTATTTTTGATTAATTCATCATGATTATAATTTTTATCTAAAGATTGAATCATCAACAACACATTCTTAAATGAATCTTTCAATTCATGTGTCGTGAGATAATTTTTTAATTCAGATAGATTCGGTAGACAGTCTCTTTTTTCAAAATATTCTTTAACTAATAAAAACATTGCTTTAATGTCTTTATCTTTAAAGTAGTCTGGGTCAGTACTGTCTACTACAGAAGAAAAATATTCTTCATCTGTAATCATTTTGAGACAAAATATTTTCTCAAAATGATCTAAATCAATTTTATCCATGCTCTATATTATTTGGTCTCGTTTCGTTTTACACCGTATTCTTTAATAAAATTTTCATTGCTAGCTTTCCATGTTGGGTTCTCTACTGAGAATAACCCGGGGGAACGGTGAATAACATTAATAGGATAAACACCAATTTTTAATTTCTTTTTATTAGCATCAATAGATGATGAAATATCATAATGATGGAATGTATAATTTTCGTTGAAATTAAAATTGACTTCTTTCGCTTTGGGTTGATATACTGCGAATAATAGCCCATCAAT